TAATCGTGTGGGCGGCGGCTATAGTGTCGGGATACAGCGGGTCTGATACGACCAACAAAAACATGTTGTGACGTTTCAGTAAGCCGCCCACCAGCGCAATTTAGCAAAACAGGGAGTGAGTGCAATATGAAATATGGCAGTGTATGCTCAGGAGTTGAAGCAGCAACAGTTGCTTGGCATCCACTTGGGTGGGAACCTCAGTGGTTTAGCGAAATAGAAAAGTTCCCAAGTGCAGTCTTGCAGCACCATTACCCAGGAACGCCAAACCTTGGCGATATGACAAAATTTAAGGAGTGGCCTAGTGACCGATCAATTGACCTTCTTGTTGGAGGAACGCCCTGCCAATCATTCAGTGTCGCAGGACTTCGCAAGGGACTTGATGACCCAAGGGGAAACCTTATGCTCACCTATCTTGCCATTGCTGCACAGTATAAGCCCAGGTGGTTGGTTTGGGAGAACGTCCCCGGCGTCTTGTCTAGCAACAGAGGACGGGATTTTGGAACCTTCCTCGGGGCGTTGGGCCAACTCGGGTATGGGTTCGCCTACAGAGTGCTTGACGCTCAATACTTCGGAGTGGCCCAGCGCCGCAGGCGTGTGTTTGTTGTCGGATACCTTGGAGACTGGCGCCGTGCCGCAGCGGTTCTATTTGAGCGAGAAAGCATGTCAGGGCATCCTGCGCCGAGCAGAGAAGCGCGGGAAGAAGTTGCCAAGTGCCTTACAAGCCGCGTTGGAAGCGCGTATGACGCACAAACAGAGCAGTTCGTAACGGAACAGCAAAAAGTAAACGCGATCACTGCATCGTACGGCATGGGTGGTGTGGATTATGAAACGAAGCCATTGGTGTTCGGACACACAGTAAGAAGATTAACCCCAACTGAATGCGAACGTCTGCAAGGCTTTCCAGACGATTACACTCGCATCCCATACCGTAACAAGTCGGCAGAAGACTGCCCCGACAGTCCGCGCTATAAAGCAATGGGAAACAGCATGGCAGTCCCAGTCATGCGGTGGATCGGTGGAAGAATACAGCAGGTGGAGGATATGGCTTAATGGAATTTTTTACCGCGTTTTACATCGAATACACTGTACGAAATATGGACATACAGACGTATATACTGCTGCCCTCATATGAGGCATGTCAGGTTATGATCCGCGACAACGAGGACATGTCAGAGTATATGTTTGCTGACAGCAGCGTAGACATGTGGTGCATTGAGACTGACAAGCTGTCAAAGTCCATTACCCCTGTTTTACGCCCCGAATAAATATGTTATATTTCAAGCGTGTAGCCAACATGAGAAGAATGACCTTTGCCCTACAAAGACAAGGGGAAGCGCAGGGAATATAGCAAGAAATACGGTGCTGATTGGTATCAGCGCAACAAAGAACTTACGCTTGAACGAACGCGAAAGCGAAAGAAAGAGCAAAGGCAGAAGTTTCGAGATTACAAAGCAGGTTTGTCCTGCTTTTTTTGTGGCTTTTCCCACACCGCTGCAATAGATTTCCATCACCCCGACCAGAACGGCGACCCAAAGGTAAGCCACTTATTGCAGCAAGGCAGGTTCAAGAAAATGTGGGAAGAAGTTGAGAAATGTATCCCACTGTGCTGTAACTGTCATAGAATTTATCATTGGATGGAATTAGAGGGCGAAAAGGATGAATGACATACCAGATTACTTTGCCATCGCAGCAAAGATTATAGAGCGCGCAGAGCGCGGTTTACCACAAGACCGATGGATGCGTGGGGATCACGAAATGGAAGCCCTTGTTCGTGCTTATATCGCGTTACTGCGCACATGTGAGACAATGCACCACGACATGATCCAGCGCGGATCAGATGCAATGGATATTGATTAAGAAAGCCAGCCGTAAATCTTCTGCGTCTGCTCGATCCGATCATATAGACCATGAGTACCGCCGTTGATGCGTTTCGTCAGTTTTTCAATCGTATCAACATCTGTTCCAACATCTGCAATCTTCCACAGATTGTTCTTGTCAAAGAACCAGATTGCGCTTTCAAATGCATACTCAGTCTCAACAAGTGATGGGTCTTGCATGACTTCTGGCAGGCGCATGTCGCTTGTAAACGATTTATAGTTGTTATGCCCAGTGAGCTGAACAAAACCTCTGCCTAAAAATTTTGCAGCTTCTTCTTCTGTTTCATTGCCCATACGACCCGCATAGACCTTACCTGCCAAACCTGTCGGGTTTTTTGCATATGGCACAGCATCCTCAACTGTCGGAAAACGAGAAGGCCAGACAGCCTGGATGCGCTCTGGCGTACTGTAATACAGACTTTCTTTAGTGCGCTTAAACCCTGCGCTTTCGTGCGAACACTGCCCAAGGATGTGAGCTGCGCGTAGTGGGCTAAAGTCATAGTGCTTCATAATCGCTTTGGCAGTGTTAGGGCCGAACGCACCGTCTGCCACGGCTCCACACTTTGCCTGCAAGCATTTCATTGCTTCGCTCATTTCTTTCCTCCAAAAAACTTAGTTGCTGAGCGCACACCGAATGATGCAGCTACGATCACTCCCAACGTGTACTGATACCACTCTGGCATGCTTTCTAAGGCAGCAAAGCCATCAGAGACTGTCTGACGCCCCCATTCACCTGTAAAGCACAGCACAAGCGGCACAGAGAACAGTATGGTTAGCCACTCGTCTTTCCAGCTTGACTGTGACCCCTGCGCCATAATCTTTTCCCACTCGGCCTCAGACGTGGCTGCGGATTTCATAATTGTCGCCTTAGCCTCTGCCTCGACGAGCTTTAGATTGGCAGCCGCAGCTTGCGCGTCAGCTTTACCTTTTAACCATCCCCCGGCTAGCTCTGTGAGTGGCCCTATAAGTGCTTGTATCATTTCTTAGCCCCCGCAGAAAAACCAAAGTATGCACCCACCACCGCAGACAGCGATCCGTACATCATCATCAGTACGGCACTCGCCTCGTTCATACGCTCGGGATCAAAGATCACAGCAAACGTCGATATAATCATCATGCCCAGGCAAGCCCATGTCATGCGGCGTTTATTTGTCTGGTACGTTTCCTTGTCAGGAATTAACTCGTTCATTGTAACGCTCCGCTATAGCCTTATTGCTCGTGATTATAACGACTTTTCCGTTTTTGTCCAAAACTGTGTACTTTAGAACTTTCCCATGTAGACACCTAAGTAATAAATCCCAGCGATCATGCCGCCGAATGCAACAATCCCCGCCGCAATGTAACCAATGATTTCCATCTTTTTCTGGTGCGCCTCATGCGCGGCTTTCTTTGCAGCTTGTCTTTGCTTACGCGCCTCAAGTTGCCATTGCTGCCAGCGTTGCCAAGTGCCTGGCTCGCAATATAGCCTTACATAGCTTTCGAGTTCGACGCGCTTTTGACGTATTGCTTCTAATGCCTGGAACTCCTCCCAATCACCTTCTGCGCCACCAGCGATTGCTGTGAATGGACTGCTCTTCTTTTTCTGAACAGCTTCTTTTACTTCTTCTTCCGCGGAAAGAAACTTGCCGACTGCACCGATAAGCCCCGCAGTCTCCTTGCCATTCCCAAGAGCAGTTTTGATAACCGAATAAGCGGCATTCGCAGCGGCAATGCTCTCGAGTATAGCCATGCCATTATCCTGACATACTCAATCGCAGCAATAAAACAATAACAGTAGCAGATGAACCAATTATGATAGCTTCGACACGCTTAACGCGATTGAATAAATCCTTAAACTGAATATCCATTTCTGTCTTCATTGCGACCAACTGCTTTTCGATTTGGTCAATGCGCTCGTGCGCTGATGCTACAGTTCGCTTGTCCATGTTTCACCTATTCAGTAATAGTTAAAGTTGAACCAGCAGTCGAACTGCTTTCAGAAGAAGAAGAAGAAGAAGAAGGAGCTAAAGGATCGGTGGGCCAAGTTACACTATAAGGGAATCCAGACTGAGATGAAATATCTCTGAGTGCTTGCCTGTAAGTAGTCATTTCCGCTGACATAGTTACATCTGATAAAGCCATCCAATCAGTTGCAGCCAATAGCTTGTCGCGTCTTTCACGGATACGGCTCTCTGCTACGTTCTGAGGTCTATTGTCTACAGTGTAAGTTGTTTCCCAAGAGCCATTGTTTTCAGTTGGCGTATTAGTAACTAATGTTTGTACGGTTGGATCATAGCTAGGAATGCTTGAAACTGTAACCCGATAAACACCACAACTCTCCAGAAGAGAGTTTGGAATTGATTTAGGAAAACTTGTGTTAGGATTATCGCGGCGTAAATCTCCGATCGTGTAAGGAAATTGATCGATAGAACCGTTTGTTACTTTAACGTACATGTCTTACTCCGTTGATGTTAGTAGGCCGTTATCGTCTATAAACGTAGTTGAACTATTAGGATTATCCATGTGTAAAAGCAGCGAGGTATTGCTGTCATTATTAAATGCAGATGTGGGTACAGTAAAGTTACTAGTGTATCTAGCTGTAGTAGAAATTCGAAACTCGTCTATATATCCTGCAAAAGTAAGAGAACCTCCACCATCACCATTAATAGTAAGGCCATTACCAGCATTTTGAATTACATTTGTTGTAGAAGATAAAGCCGCAGTACCATTTACATATACTTTCATGTTTGTCCCGTCCCAAACGGTAGCAATGTGATACCAAGTGTTAATATTAAAATTAAATGTACCATTAGAAAGATAAGAACCGCCTCTTTGTTGAAGCCTTAAAGTAGTTGTTCCTGAAACGGTTTGAAGTTGAGCGTAACCAAGTGTTCCTTGATCATTCAAAGACCATAATAGTTTCGTTGCACTATTGGGGTCTGCCCCAAAGTAATACCAACCCTCAATAGTCCAAGGACCACCACTAAGATCAGCTAGTGACGGTGACTCTAAACGATCACCAGTACCATCAAAGTAAGCACTAGAACCACCAAACTTACTTTGTGCAGTACTAATCTGTGCATTTCCATTTGCAGTAATAGACACAGCTTCACGAGTTGCACCAAAG